ACGATCAAAAATCGTGTGCGCCTCAGAGTGCATCCATTCGTAGCATTTAGCCTGGTCGCACCATCCTGCTAGAAGTGTTTCAATACTAGAATCCCATTTAATGGAATCGGATTCTAGAATTTCGGCTTTATCAACTGACATCTCTATGCTTTGCGGGTCTTTCTTCTTTGTCTGCGACTTCTGCTGCGACTTCTGCTGCGAGTTTTCCTTAGTATATTTTCATAATTCTTCGCAAGATTAGCACTTTCTTTACGCATTCCCAGATACTTGAGTCTGCGTAGCACTTTATCTGTAAACTGCCGCGACCAATAAACTCCTCGTAGAATTCCTTTTTCGGCAGTTGTTAGTTTTGGTTTTTCATTTACATTCTGGATTCGTATAAAATCCACAAATTTATCTATTACTAATTCTTCTTCTGCTGTGTACTTTCTTTCAGGAATTGGAATTGAGGGTGAAGCGGGAAGAGATGATGGAGACGCTCCTCTTTCTCCCGCATTAAGAGGAAAAATATTATTATTGTTTTTTTTATTATTATTATTATTGTTATTATTGTAGTTACTACGATGTGCCGCACTAAAACTTAAGTTTAAATCACTCATCCCTATTTTAGGCCAGCGGATTTATCCGGTCTTTGGGCTCTACATAAGCCAACCCCAAGAAGTCAAAAATATCCTTCTCGGAATTCATTGCTGGAGGCACTGGAACTCCGTCTCTAACACGCTTGAGACCATGCTCAGAAAGCGAATACCCCTTAGTCAAAGCATGCCGACGCATGCTGACATTGAATACATCCGACCCAGTAAAATACAGAATTGTATACCAATACTCTTCAGGTTTACACAGCAATAAATCCACATGGCGATGTGTCTGATGGCGCGGAAGACGACAAACCCCCATAAACTTGTGTTCTCCCCGAGCAAATTCGCCCCGAAGATAGCCCTCCTCAGCCAGCAAATCTATGAACTGCTGGAAGTGTGAAGCAGCGACCAAGTCACTCAAGGTCCGACTAGTAATCATCACATCAAAATCTCCGGAAGTAGGTAATCCCCGACGATATGATCCAACAACAACCATTTCAAACTCTTTTGGAAGCATCTTCCGAACGTAAGCCTCATGCTTTTCCATTTCTGCTCGTGGTATCCGCTTCTTCAAATCGTCAATATAAGTTAATCCAACACTCTGTGCGTGTGTCAGTAAATCTGGATTAGCCGCCGCTGCTGACCGTAAAGCAGCAATAGTCTTAATCTCATGTTTGGTAATTAAATCCCGGGCTTTAGCAGGTCCAATTCCATGAACTTCCTGGAGCGCATTATAGGCTTCTAATGAGTAGTCTTCCTTTGCTGCTTCGGCTTCTAGCAGATGGCCTGTCTCTAAGACTTCAGCCACTTTCGCCGCAATTTTTGTTCCAACACCCGGTAAATCCTTGACATCCGCAAGGGAGTGAACTGCTGGAAGTCTTTCAATCTCCTTAATCGCTTTTGTATAGGCTCTGGCCTTGAATGGTTCGGATTCAGCAATCGACTTCTGCCGGAGAGAAATGAGAAAATTAATAATTTGTGTTTTTTTATCTGACATCTATTCTTAGATTGCGTTTGGTTTTTATATCCGCTAAGAATAGAATATGCCTAGCCCCGGTGAACTCCTTTCGCGTGGCTTTTCAATGGGAGGAAAAGTCAAGAATGCCGAACTTGCCGCTATTGCTGCGGGAATTAATGCCAGTGGTCATTACAGTCGCCGTGGAAATAACCGCAGAGCCAATGAGGCCAAGGCACAGGCCATGCTCAAGTGGTACACAAACTCTGAGAAAAAGGGAAAGGAAGGCGGGAAGGCTTTCCAGACTCGTCGCAACTTTGCTCGTAACCTAGCCGCTGCTCTTGCTGTTTCTCCTTCTGGCTCCCGTGCGTCTAGCCCTGCGTCTAGTCGTTCTTCCAGCCGAAGCAGCCGCGGCCTTCCTGTCTTAGCCGCTGCTGGAGCCGGACCCAATAAGCCCAAGCGCACCTACACCCGCAAGTCCCGCGCTGCTCCTCCTGCTTCCGGCACATGGCCTCTTCTTAAGAAGTCCCGCCAACTCTGGACAGTTAAGGTGATTCCTAGTGTAAGCCGTGGCAAGGCCACAGTCAGCAAGTTGACTGGAAAGGAAGGCGGCAAGTTGATCGCTTCCAGCCACAATGTAACGGTTGGAAAGGCTGGTCGCTCACCCCTCCAGCAGGCTCTCCATGAGGCTGAGGGTGCTTTTGAGAACAAGGTGGCGGATGGCTACACGGAAGTCCGCAGCATCCACCGCAGCAGAAATAACGAACTCAAGTCCATCAATAACTTTGTACCGAACTAAAAAAAAATCTTAAAATATATTAATATGGAGACCTATAAGGAAATGTTACAAAATATAAATACATATTTTGGTACACTTGGAAAAACTCGTAACAATGGTACTATGTCTGAAAAAAAACAGATTGTTGAAAATGTAAAGAGTACCTTAAAGAAAGTAATAAGAGAAGGAATTGAATTACCAAATAATGATAGACGACAAATTAGAGATAAAGTTGCAAAACTTAAAAAATGGTATAATAATACTGAAAATAGAAGACCAACTGCAAAAGGAAGAGGAAGAGAATACGGTGAAGTGTATCAATCGCGTAGAAATTTTAGTCGTATTCTCACAAATAGATTAACGCGTTCAAAATCGCCAACGTATACGAGAATGAATCATCCTGGAATTCATCCTGCTTTAGCAGGAATTGGTGGTCAGGGTGCTCCACAAAGTCGTACACGTAAAGTTTATTCTCCTCCCGCATCAGGATCATGGCCTCTTCTTAAAAAGTCAAGAAGATTCTGGACAGTTAAGGTTATTCCTAGTAGCCGTGGCAAAGCAACAATTAGCACATTAACTGGACTAGAGGGTGGTAAGTTGAGTGCTAGCCATAAAAATGTAACGGTTGGAGTTGCTGGTCGCTCACCTCTACAGGAGGCTCTTCGTGAGGCCGAGAAAAAGTATGAAGAAAAGAAGAGTAAGGATGGCTACACGGAGGTCCGCAGCGTTCACCGCGGCACAAATAATGAACTCAAGTCCATTAATAACTTTGTTCCCAGATAAATAGATGGACGAAGTCCTTAGTACAAGAATTTCTATAGGCCCAATGATTAATTCTAAGTTAGAACCAATCATTGTACGAGCACAGACACGTAAGAATCGTCCTTTGAATACGAATCAAAATAAACGAAATATGAATACTGTAAAAGGCTTATCCCGCCTTTTAGATAAAGCAAAAAACAGGAATAATCCGAACTTCCAGCAGAAACGCGAATGGTTGTCTAGGTTGACCCGAGCAATGAATGAACAATATACATTTAATAACTTGGAGCAGGCATTCCATGGATCTGTGCCAACTCCTGTACTAAAAATTGAAGCCCCTACACGCTTAGAACAACCAGTAGATAGAACTAGGAAATATAAGATGCCCGCCCCCGCTAATGGTAATTTTCCCACGCTGTTTGGTAAGTCCAAGACCGGCAAGACGCAGGTCTGGCAAATTGAAGTAATTAAGTCTGGTGATGGACCGGCTGCTGCTGGAGGTGGACAGAGTGCTATTATCCGCGTGACCTATGGCTACCAGGACGGCAAGCAGGTCGTAAATGAGAAGGAAATCACAAAGGGTAAGAATCTCGGAAAGAAGAACGAGACAACACCCTACGAGCAGGCTCTGCTAGAGGCTCAGTCCACATGGGAGGGCAAGATTGATGGAGGCTATGCTGAGAAGTTGGGAAATGCACAGGCTCCCGGTCTAGCATCTGATAATGCAGTAGCAGCCCACAAGACAGTCAGCCCAATGCTGGCACAGGATTATCACAAGCAGGGAAAGAAGATTGTATTCCCTTGCTATGTCCAAGCGAAACTCGACGGTGTTCGCTCCATCTTCTTCAACAATGCTCTGACCAGCCGCAACGGTAAGGCGTTTTCAGGCCTTGATCACATTATTGCTGAACTGGCTCCGGCTACCAAGGAGGGTCTCATCCTAGATGGCGAGGTCTATTCTACTACTCTAACTTTCCAGCAGTTCGTTGGCTTAGTCAAGAAAAAGACCTATACTGCGGCTGACAAGGAGCAGTTGAAGCATGTTAATCTGTGGGTCTATGACTGTGTAAATGACGCCCCCTTTGAGAGTCGTCTTGCGACTCTTAAGGACTTCTTCAGCCGCAACAAGTTCACGCAGATTCATCTGCTTCCCACCGAGGAGTGCAAGAGCCGCGAGGACCTCAAGGGCTTCCATGACAAGTATGTGCTGGAGGGCAACGAGGGTCTGATGGTGCGAAACAAGCAGGGAATGTACCAGTTGGGAGCGCGCTCCTATGACCTTCAGAAGTATAAGGAGTTTGAAGATGCTGAGTACAAGGTGACGGGTTTTACGGACGGACAGGGACTTGAGAAGGGTCTTGTCATTTGGACCTGCGAAACCAAGGACGGACAGCATTTTCAGGTAAGGCCGAGGGGCACTCATGAGGCTCGTGCAGAGATTTTCAAGGATGTCACCAAGAATCCCAAGAAGTATATTGGTAAGGAACTGACGGTACGCTTCCAAGAGTTGACCGGTGATGGCATTCCCCGCTTCCCTGTTGGTATTAGTTTCCGTGATTATGAGTAAATAAAAATAAAAACAAATAAATAAAAGTAAAATTGATATATTTTATTTTTATTGGTAAAAGTAAATGTTGCTCCTTTTCTGCTTGATTGCTGCTGTATCTGCTGAGTCTTATTCACGTGGCTTTCTAAGAGATATGAAGAGGCAAGAAGAAGAAAGAAATAATAATGAAATTATTAATGAAGGTGTTCGGCATATTAAAGATTTGGTTCTGCGTGAAGCCCTAGCAGGACACACCTATCTAACTTTATCTTATCCCGGATGTGAAGAAATTATTAGAAATGATCAAAGGTTTACTGTTGAAAGATGTGAATATATTGTAAAACATATAAAAGATGAAATAACTGCTAAATTTCCTGATAGTGATTTAACATTTAATGAACAAACAAA